CTTCGCTCCCTCTCGCGGCTGCGCCGCTCACCCCGCTTTTCTGAATTCCGGGCCTCAGAGCGCGTGGAGCTCCTACCCGCTACGGTTGCCTCGGCCACATGCCGATCGCCTCGCCTGAGCGATCCTGGCAAGCCCGATCGGCCGTTTCCACTTTGACGCGGGCCGGAATGCGTGATACTCGCGCCCAATGGCACCACGCAAGACTCCGGCACAGGTCAAGGCCCAGGGCAAACTCCGCGCCGGGTTGCGCGTGCCTGATGCGGCCGACATCAAGGCCATAGCAGCGGCGGAGCTCTTGCGGCGAGCAGCACTTGCCGGCGACCCGATCGCCAAGGCCCAGGCAGAGTACGACAACGTCCGGGGCCAGATGCGCGTCGAGCTTCTCGGTGAGGATGCCGTGCTCGCGATGATCGAGACGGGCCTCTCGCACAGGGAGATCGCAAGGATCGCGGGGTGCGTGCCGAGTGCTGTGACGCGCTGGTTGAGAGCCGACGAGCACCGTTCCGCGCGCGCTGATTCAGCGATGAAGGACGCGGCCCAGGCTTTCGATGACCTCGCGCTGGAGGCGATCAAGTTCAGCCCGGCCGAAGAGATCCAGCGCACCCGCGAGCTCGCCCAGCACTACCGCTGGAAGGCGTCGAAGTCCAACCCGCAACGCTACGGCGATCGCACGACCCTGGCCGGCGACAAAGACCACCCGCTGGAGCTCCGCTCGAAGCAGGAGATCGCCACCACGCTGACACGCGACGAGCTCATGGCCATCGCCATGCGCGGCCGCATCGAGAAGTCCAAGGTGGAGGTGAAGTCGTGAAGCGCGACGCCCAGATCCTCGACCCGGATGACGCGAGCGTGGAGATCCTGCGCCGCGACAACGCCGCCGAGTCGCTGATCGGGTTCGCGAACGGCATCGAAGTGCCCGGCAAGCCGGCAACGGACGACCCCGACGAGCACCTGTTCCTGCCCATCGAGACGACTGTGGCGCTGCACCACCGCGCGCTGCTCGGCCTGCTCGACCAAGTGCACCGGCGCGAGATCCGCCAGCTCATGGTCTTCATGCCCCCAGGCAGCGCGAAAAGCACCTACACGAGCGTCGTCTACCCGGCCTATGCGATGGGCAAGCGCCCTGGATCGCGCGTCATCCTGGCCAGCTACGCCTCGTCCATCGCCTGGAAGCAGTCCCGGCGCACCCGGCAGATCGCCAGATCACGGCTGTTCGAGCCGATCTTCGGCACGGGCCTCATCGCCGGCAACCAGTCGGTCGAGGAATGGGCGATGACGAACGGCTCGGAGTACATGGCCGGCGGCATCCTGTCGGGCATGACAGGCAACCGGGCAACCGATCTGCTCATCGACGACCCAGTGGCAGGCCGCGACGAGGCAGATAGCGCCCAGATTCGCAAGCGCACCCGTGAGGCATACGAGGACGACCTCACGACGCGCCTGATGCCGGGCGGCGCGACCGTCATCGTGCAGACCCGATGGCATCAGGACGACCTCTCCGGGGCCATCCTGCCCGCCGACTGGCGCGGCGAGTCCGGGTTCATCAAGTGCCGCGACGGACTGACGTGGTTCGTGCTGTGCATCCCGGCGATCGCCGACCGCGCCGACGACCCGCTCGGGCGCTCGATCGGCGAAGGACTCTGGCCGGAGTGGTTCAAGGCGGGGCATTGGGATCGGTTCAAGGAGAAGCAGCGTACCTGGAACGCGCTGTTCCAGCAGAAGCCCAGCGCGGCCGAGGGCACCTACTTCAAAGCCGAGTGGTTCCAGTACCGCTACGAGACGGCCCCGGCCCGCGCGCGGCTGCGGATCTTCGGCGCGAGCGACTACGCTGTGACGCCGGAAGGCGGAGACTACACCGAGCACGCGATCTTCGGCATCGACGAGCAGGAAAGCCTGATCGTGCTCGACTGGTGGTGGGGCCAGACCACGTCGGGCGTGTGGGTGGATAAGCAGTGCGACCTGATCCAGAAGTGGAAGCCGATCTGCTGGGGCGCTGAGACTGGCGTCATCCGGCGCGCCGTCGGCCCGTACCTGACGATCCGCATGGCGCAGCGCAACCTGCTCACCCGCCTGGAGTGGCTCCCGACCACGGGCAACAAGGAGACGATGGCAGCTGGAGCCCAGGCAATGGCCTCGATGGGCAAGTTCTGCTTCCCGGCCCGCTCCGGGTTCACAGAACGGGTGATCTCCCAGGCTCTCGCCTTCCCGGCCGGCAGCTACGACGACGCGGTTGACGTGATGGGGCTGGGCGTGCGGATGATGCCGCTCGTGGGCACACCGAAGGTCGAGCGTGTCATCCCTCAAAGCCGGGTGGTGCACTACCCGCAAGACGCTGAAATGGGCATGTGATGGCAACGAACGACCAGATGATGCCGACGAAGCATGTCCCGATGGGGCGCTACGGCAGCAACCCGTTGCAGGAAGACCCGGACGCGGCCCAGGAAGGCATGGAACCCAACGACTCGGCGGCCGAGGAAGAGGCGGAGGCCCAGCGCAAGCGGGTCGAGATGCTGCTCTCGCTGCGGCTCAAGGATGCCATCGACGCGCGATCGTCGAGCGGCATCGAGGAGATCTGGCTCGAAGACCAAGACCAGTACGACGGCATCGACGACGTGACCGTGCCGATGAACGTGACGCCGGCCGGGCAGATCACGCGCAACAAGTCGCAGATCACCGTGGCCCAGCGTGCCGGCGGCTCGAAGTCGCGGGTCTACCTGAACATCACGAAGCCGAAGACCGACGTGGGCGTGTCGCGGGTGCAGGAGCAACTCGTCCCGCACGACGACAAGCCGTGGGAAGTCGGGCCAACCCCCATCCCCGAGCTCGCGAAGGCCGTGTCGAGCCAGGACGAGACGCCTGTGCGCCTTGCTGATGGCAACACGGCCCCGGCGAAGGACGTGGCCAAGGCCATGATGATCCGGGCCGAAAGCGCGAGCGAGCGCATGCAAGACCAGATCGAGGACTGGTTCGTCGAGGGGAGCGTCTACTCCGAGCTCCGCAAGGTGATCCGCTACGCCGGCCGGATCGGAACTGGCGTGCTGACCGGGCCGATCCCTGCCGCCCGCGAGGTCAAGAAGTGGTCGATGGGTCAGGACGGGGTCGCCGTGCTCCAGTCGGTGGCCAAGGTCAAGCCGACCTCGAAGTGCATAAGCCCGTGGGATCTGTTCCCCGACCCGTCATGCGGCGAGAACATCCACGACGGGGCATTCGTGTTCCGCCGGGACTACCTGACCGGCCGACGCTTGCGCGAACTGGCCAAGCTGCCCGAGTACGACCCGTCGGCCATCGCCGACTGCCTGCGTGAAGGCCCGCAGAAGCGCAGCCGGTACGACGATCGGCAGTCTCGCGAGCAGGACGGGCAGACGAACTCGCTTGAGAGCGACACCTACGAGGTTTTCTACTACTACGGCGACCTGCCGCCCGAGGAACTGCTGTCCGGTGGCTGGAAGATCGCCGGGTTCAACGACGGAGAGACTGCTGTCGAGCTCGCGGCGCAGATCGAGGAGGCCGTCCAGCTTTCGACCGTGTCGATCGTGGCCACGATGGTCAACGAGAAGGTGGTGCGCGTCAGCCTGAACCCGCTGGAGACGGGGGAATTCCCGTTCGACGTGTTCACCTGGGAGCCGGTGGACAACCAGCCGTGGGGACGCGGCATCCCGCGCAAGATGGCGACGGCCCAGAAGATGCTCAACGCGAGCACCAGGGCCATGCTGGAGAACGCTGGCATGAGCGCCGGCCCGCAAGTCGTCATCGACCGCGACCGGATCACGCCTGCGAACGGGGTCTACGAGATCTCGGGCCGCAAGCTGTGGTACTGGACGCCCGGCGACGAGGTCAAGGACGTGCGGTTCGCCTTCACGAGCGTGATGATCGAGTCGGCGCAAGAGCAACTCCAGGCCATCATCGAGTTCAGCCTGCGCATGGCCGATGAACTGTCCTCGATGCCGCTGTTGCTCCAGGGCATCGTCGGCAACGCCGCGCCGGAGACGCTGGGTGGGCAGGCAATGGCCGAGGCCAACGCCACGAGCCCCCTGCGGGCCATCGCCAAGCAGTTCGACGACCAGATCATCGTGCCGCACCTGACGCGCTACCACTCCTGGGCCATGCAAGACCCGGAAGTGGCCAAGGAAGCCAAGGATGGCGACCTCAAGTGCCGCGCGCGCGGTGCCTCGACGCTGATCTACCGCGACTCGGCGGCCCAGTTCCTGCCCCAGTTGACCGCGATGGTGGCCGACCCGAGGTTCAAGATCAACCCGGAGAAGTGGATCGCCGAGGTTCTGCGCGGGAACAAGGTCAACCCGGAGACGATTCAGTACACGGAAGAGGAATCCAAGGCCATCGCCGACCAGCAGGCCAAGGAGCCGCCGCCGCAAGACCCGAGGATCGAGTCGGCGAAGATCAAGGCCGCCTCCGACGCCGAGGATCGCAAGCTGACCCAGGCCGTGAAGGCCGCCGAGCTCCAGCAGGACGCCCAGGAAAGCCAACTCGACCGCGAGAACGAGCTCATCATCAAGACGATCGAGCGCGAGATCCAGGTCATGGAGTTCGCCGGCAACAAGCAGATGAGCCTCGACCAGTTGCGCGGCCTGCTCGCCTCGAAGGCAATGGAGATCCGCAACAAGCGGGAAATGTTCGCCGCCGAGCGTGAATTCGCGCTTGGCGCGGGGCACGGGAGGGGCTTGTGAGCTTCGTTCCGACCTTCCTTACCCGCGAGGACTTCCACTCGACGACGTGGGAGCACTTCTGCGACGAAATGAGTGCGCGACTGGCCCAGTTGCGCTACGAGAACGACAGTTTCAGCGACCACGAGACGACGGTGAAGCGCCGTGGCCGGATCGCTGAACTCAAGGAATGGCTGGATCTTGCCAAGCAAGCCCAGTCGAGCGAGGACAGCGCCCGCGCGGCCCTGACCTCAGTCCAGTCCTACGGGACTCCCTATCCACAGACCAAACCATGAGCACCCAAGAGGAACGCGACGAGGATCTGGCCTTCGAGCAAGGCTTCGACTCCATCACTGCCGAGTCCGAACACGAAGCGCCGCCTGTTGCAAGGGCGGAACCGAGTGCTCCGGCATCGGAACCAGCGGCCACCACGGATCAACCCGCCGTGGCCGACCCGGAGAAGAAGGACGAGCCCGTAACAGACCCCTTCGCGGGCCTACCCCAGCAGGTTCGCGACATGCTGGCCCGTGTCCCCGCGCTCGAAGCCCGACTCGATCAGGCTGTCCGGCAGGCGAACATGGTTCCAGCACTCCAGTCGCGTCTCGACAAGCTACAGCAGCAGTCGCCGCCCATCGCCGAGCCCTCCAAGGGCGAACCGATGCCGGGACAGCGCAAGTTGGCCAAGGTCGAGGCGTTGCGGAAGGAACTGCCGGAGATCGCAGACGCGCTCGATGAGATCGTCAACGACAGGCAAGCGCAGCAGCGTGAAGCAGAGCCCGCCAAGGCCGAGCCGATGCAGCAGCAACGTGACTCGAAGGCAGAGGAACGAGTCCTCTCAGGCGTCCGCCCGACCTGGGCCGATGATCTGGTGAGCTCCGACTTCCAGCTTTGGCTGTCGCAACAGCCCCGTGCCGATCAGGCCCGAATCCAGAGCACCAACGTCGCCGAGGACATCCTCGGCGCGCTCAAGGCGTTCGACGGGTATCGAGAGCAGACCAAAACCGTGCGGAACATCAACGAACGCCGCAGCAACCGGATGCAGTCAGGGGTCGTGCCGCAAGGCGACACACCCAGGCGCGCACGCCCGGCCGCCGAGGCAGACGATGAAGACTCCGCGATGAATGCCGCGTTCAACAAGCAGCGCGGAATTCGCTGACCACACAACCATCTTCCAGAGGAACTGAACCATGTCCACGCAAACCATGTCGTCCCCGCAAGCAGCGCGGATCGGCAAACTCAAAGGCGAGATCCTCGCCCACGTCATGCCCGTCGAGGTCTTTGGCAAGTTCGGCATCAAGAAGCCGATGCCCAGGAACTCAAGCGAGACGGTCGTGTTCCGCCGCTGGCTGCCCAAGGGTGCCACGACCGCACTTCCCAACACCTGGGTCGTGAACGACAACACGCACCGCCTGAGCGAAGGCGAAACCCCGGTCGCGGAAGCCGTGACCGCCCAGGACATCACCGTGTCCCTGGTCGAATACGGCTTCGTCT